CTCAAATCTTGTTCTTGTATCACCTTCAGCTTTTAAATACCATAGGTAACCAGATTGTCCATTTTCACCTGTTACTTCAACCCAACCAATTTGAGAAGCGTCAGATCCTGAGACCTCATACTTATCTTTAATTATAATTGGTTTGTTAGATAAAGATGCGAAAGATGGTGTTACTGCACCTGTCATTCCTGATGTTCCTTTTTTGAATTCAGAACCATACACGAATAAGTCACAAGTTGCTGTGCCATCATCATCTGTTGTTACGAAACCTGATACAGCTCCAACTGTTGCACCACCTGTATAAGGTATTGCTGTTAGAGTTGTGTTGTCACTCGCAATTGCAGAAATATACGCTTTAATTACTGTAGGAGAAGTTGTGTTATCGCTAAGTACGATAGTTTGTCCAACTCTTACTGCGTGAGTTCCTGAAGATGCGATTGTAATTACACCGGTGTTAGCTACTGCTGCACCTTTGTAGTGTAAGTGTAGTCTACCTTGCTCAGACCAAATTACTTGATCTGCAGTCATAGGCATTTCAGCACCAACCATTCTTACGAAAGAAGCTACGGATCTGTTTCCAAATACTTCAACTTCTTGTTCGTATAAATCTGGTAGGTATTGCTGAGACCAGTCATTTGAACCACCTGTAAATGATAGGTAGTTAGATGACAAAGTTTGTTTAGCTGGTGCTGGCGTTGCGTTCAACGAGCCTCCAGCTGATGGAGTTATTGCTGCCATTTTATATTGAAATTTTTAATTATTATTTTTTAAGTTTAATTTTAAGTTTTGAACTATCATCACCACTAATTGCTCTTACTTTTAAGCCTCCAGCTTCAACTGTGCCAGTTTGACGAGGATCCATGTTTATATTTTTGGATTCTGCGTTTAACTGTTTTATAGCATCAGTTTTACCTTGTTCATAAAAATGGTTTGCAATAGTATCTGCATTGTCCGCAGCGAAAAGAGCTTTATGATAGCCATTAGCGTCCTTTAACATATTATCTTCACTGATAAACTTATCTAGTACGTTTAATATATTTGCTTGTCTATCTTGAACTTGTTGCTTATCTTTAACATTGAATCTATATTTTTTGTCTGAAACTTTAAATTCAAAACCTTTGAATTCATCTGTAAAAACTTTTTTAGATTCGGTGTTAAAATGTGCAACCTGCTTTTCTTGTAGGTTTTGCTGTGTTGATTGTTCGGTGTTATAGGTATTGAAAAACTCAATTGCTTTTTGTTGATCTGAAGTTAACTTAGAACCCAACTTGACTTCCTCGTAGTATTTACTTTTCAATCCTTCTAAATGAATTTTTGCTTTTGCAATCTCTTCTTTATAAGCGAGTTGTTTTCGCTTAATATCTCTTGGTTCATCAACTTCTTCATCAAATGAAAAATTATCTTCAATTAAAAAATCTATTTCATCTTTTGATAAGTGTGATTTAGTTTGATTATAATATTGATATAATAAAGTTGAATCATCTGTGTTAGAATAATCTTGATTAATTTTTACATAATCTTCTAACGTTCCACCAGTATCATTCATAAAGTCTACAACCTTTTGAATGTTTTCTGGTAATTCTACAGCTGTATCTTGTGATGTTTGAACAGCTTCTTCTACTTCTTCTTTAAGTTCCTGTACAGGATCTTCTTTAGGTTCTTCCTTAGTTTCTTCGTCAATTACCTCTTCTAAAGTTAATTGGCTTTCTTCTTGCTGTACTTCTTGCAATTCCACTTTGGTTTCTTCCCCAGTTTTTTCATCCGTGTCGCTTCCGCTTGACAGGCTATCATCTGTGCTTTGTTCTTGAACGGCATCTGTTTCTTCTTTAGTTTGTCTTAAATCTACTTTAGTAATAGATTCTTCACCTATATCAGCACCCATTTTTTTGAGCACTTTAGTTTCTTGTTCTGCAGTAGATGGATTTTCATCTTCTACAATTTTTACTTGTGTTTCTTCTGACATAATATAATATAATTATTTGTACTCTTTTAATAAGGCAAGAATACGTATACCTTTAAATTCCTTGATATGCGACAATAGTTCCTGAAGCTACATCAATTTCAGTCCAACGACCATAAATTGTTACCCCCTTTGGAAATGTTACACTATCAACTACTAAGCCTGCAGCTCCTGCTCCAATGCCCTCTGTGTTAACATACGTTGTTGCACTTTCCGCAACCAAGCCGCTCCCACTGTCAAAAACACTATCAGATAACATTGTTATTGCTACCCATACATTACCAGCGGTTGGTGTTATTGCAGCTGAACTTGCTGTTGAATATGCTGAACCGTTTATACTACCAGTCCAATCATTTTTTGCTACTTTACTCATTTTTTTATTATTTAGTTATTATCTTGGATCGAACTGTTCTAATCCAAATCCACCTAAATTATCAAATCCTGCAGATTCAAAAGATTTTGGTGGTTTATTATTTTTTCTTTGATCTATTAACTCAGATTGTTGTGAAGCTTGTATTTTTGTTCTATCATCTTTCCTATCTTCTTTATACTTCTCTTTATCTTTAATTACATTTAAATCAGCGTCTTTAAGTTGCATGTTCATTTCAAATTCTTTTTGCATTAACAACAATTTAATTTCAGCTTCTTTTTGCAATTTTTCCATATCTAAATCAGCTTGCACTTCTGCTAATTGAGCTTTACTCTGAGTAATTGCTTGTTGTTTTTGAACATCAGCTTGAGCAGCAGCTTGAGCGGCTTGTGTATTAGATTGAGTTTGCATTTGAATATTCTCTTGCTGTATTGCTCTGTCTTGCTCAAATTTCTGCTTTCTTCTTAGTTTTAAATACTGATTAGCAAGTTTTAAATTTTTAATTTCGCGTATATCAATAGCATCTTCTAAATTAATTTGGTCTTTTTGAAGAGACATTTGTATGTTGTTTTCTAATAATTGTTTTTCTTCTTCATCTGGTGAAAGCTCTAAGAATATACCAAAATCGTGAAGTTGCAGTTTTGACATTTCACTTAATGTTGCCACATTGTATTTACCTATACTTTGTATAAAAGATTCTTTTGTTGGACCAAATTCTAAAACATCAGAAACTCTTAATGAAATTGCTTCAGCTGTTTTAAGAGTAAGGTACAATCCACTTTGCAATATATGCCTTGTAGCTGTATTTGAATTTGCTGCTGCAATTTTTTGCAAACCTACTAAAGCATTCTTATCAGGTGTCGAACCATCTCTTGCTTCGTTTAACCCGGTCACATCTCTTATCATTTGTAAATAATAATTATATGAATTAATTAAACTTGATATTTTAGCTTGTGCTCCAGATGATTGTAATTCTTGCACTGGAATTCTTCCATTATTAAATTCACCGTCTTGAGTCATTGATCTACCAATAACAGAACCAGTTTGGAAATACATGTTTAATGCCTCCTGTGCATTATAGTTTGTTCCATTACCTAAATCAATTTCAGCAATACCGTCTGCATCTAAATAAACACCGTCAGGAACCATTCTTGATAACACTTGTTGTAATTTTAAATGTGTTAATTGAATCATATCAGCAAATGTAGTCATTCTACTTACAAGTGATTCAACTTTACCTTTATACATTCTAGGAGCTACTATATTATAACTAAATTGGGCTTTGACTGTATTAGACTTTGGTCTTGTCATGTTTTCAGCTAATTGCCAACTTAACATTTTCTCTGACCCTACAATTTTAGCACCACAATATATTACTTCAATTGTTCTATTTACTTTTTTAAATCTTGATCTTTCATCTTTAGGTGGATTAAAAGTATCATCTTTCTTAATTGATTTTTCCGCACCCGTAGATGTTTCTTTCACCTTATGTACTTGATCCCTATATGTTTTGTATTCGAAATATAACACATAAGCATATGCGTTATCTTCTGAATCTGCTGTTTGATAAGCTTTATTATACAGCTTAGTACTACTACCTTGATTTTCAATGTGTTTTTTAATATCCTCCTCTGTTAATTCAGGATATTGTTTTTTAAGATCGACTACAGATACTCTTCTTATTTCACCAACATAATATATATCATCAAAATAAGGTGAATCAGTATAAGAATGAACTAAATCAGATGGATCAACATATTTTATGTTTATACCTTCTGAATTTGTGTATTCGTTTTTTACAGCCGCCATACCTACTACAGCAATATCATAATCTAATCTTTTCTTTATTAACTCATATTTATTATGATCAAAAACATTATTTATGGCTTCCTCTTCCGCTATTTCAATTGAATCTTTATAATTTAATTGCATGTGCAATTGCAACTCTTCTTCATTTTCGGGCAAGGTTGCAGGGTCATTTTCATATAAATTTATACCGAACTCCTCATAAGCAGCATTATTAAAATCAGCAGTACGCATGTCTTTTAAAATAGACTCCATATACTCTGTTCTTTTTTGCACAGATGCAGGATCTTGCGAATATGCTTTTATACCGTATGTTCTTTCTTGAATACCATTTACAACTATATCTACAAACTTAGGTATAATTGGTACTGGTTTCCAATCTAAGTTTAAATATGATAAATCACCGTTTATAGATAATTCATCTTTATACTTTTGTATTGATTGTTCTCCTCTTGCATATAATCTTAACCTATGAAAGTTATCTCTATTAGCGTAATATTTAGTTGATCCCGAGTCTCTTTTAAACCATTCAGATTCTATAGCTTTTGCAATACTTAAACCGTATGCACTACTTGCTTTTTCTCCGCTTGAAACTGCTTGTGAAGGGAATATACCTGTTGATGATGAATCCATTTATTTTAATATTTTTGAAATGTTTCCTTGATTGTTGTATTTTTTAAATCCAAAGTCCAATGTTTTTGTTTGTCTTTGTTGTCTTGGTTCGTATAAGTGTCTGTTGTTTGCAATAATTGCAAGCCCTGAACTTATAGCCGCATCATGTTTAGTCCTGTTGTTTATATTAAACTTAGACCAATCATTCAATGTTGTGTTAAAATATATATTGCCATAGCTTCCATCTTCTTGTAATCCTACGTATTTATCAATATATGATTCAATTGCTGCAGCATGTATTTGTTTTATATCTTCCGATGAGTTAGGTATACCACCTATTTCTCTTTCTGCTACAGATAATTTGTTTGCGGTTTTATCTGGTCTATTCATTGAGTAACCTCTATATCCTCTTCTTTTTAAATAATACAAAAGTCTTGGTTTATTATTCTCTGCAAGAAGTGGCATACCGTAAAATACTAATGCCATTAACACATCTTCAAAAAATATTTCTGCTGTTTGTGGTCGAGCTATATACTCTAGAAAAAAAGTATTAGAAGGTGCATCTTCCATACTAAATTTAGTTAATCCGTGTAAAGCTCCTTTAGATCCTTGACCATCTGTCGTACCGGATATATCGTAGCTATCACAGCCAAATGCACCTATATGCTCATTGCCAGGGTATTTAGCTCTATTTTTACTTATTACGTGGTTTTGTAGATTTATACTTGGTGTCCAAGATATATTAAATCTTCCGTTTCTATCAGGTGTAAATAACACTCTTGAATCTTTAATTCCATTTTCCCACTGAAAGTTTCCTTTTGAAACACTATTAGATGATTTTGTATCATCGTTATAATCTATTTGTTCGTATATCTTTTGTAAATTAAATATACTATTTTTTGTTTCATCTCTGAACGCATGTTCTTCTGTTCTTGGAAACTGTCTATAAAATTCATTCAATCCATCAGAATCACTCTTTAACCCATCTGCTTCATTTTCCCAATGCTCAATTATTCCAATATCGATTTTATCACCATAGGGTCCTTCGACTGCAACTTTGGGTGTGTCGAATACAGGTAATCCAAAAGAATCAATGAATCCCTCGTAGTTCCATTCCATAGGTATGAACAAACTATATAATCCCGAACTAGTCTGTCCATTTCGATTTCTTTTTGTAACGTCTGAGCCATCATATAATTTTTTAAAGTTATCACCACCTTTATCTAAAGAGTTTGAGGTGGATCCCATCATACATTTTCCTATAATCCTACTTCCTAATCTCAGCGTTGTTTTTGTAACACGCCAGTTGTTTAATATATTATCTGGTCTTTCCCATTTACCAGACTCATCGTGAACTAATAATTTTAACTTTTCACCATCATACGAGTTATCACCCGTGTTCTTCCAGTCTATTGTTGTATCGAGCCCTTCGAGCGTCCCCGTGGTGGACTTGGACTTGGTTGTACTG